CTATTTGACTTGCTTCCGGGATATGTCTTTGTATATTCATCTGAACCTGTTGATTTATCCGCTATGATGGTCGAAGGCGTAATAAGAGCGCTTGGTTGCCCTGAGTGCGGTTTCTGCCTTCAAGGTTATGACCGTTTATTTGCAAACAAGATTTTTGAAACCGATGGCCTGATTAAGGCGATTAGAATAATACAAATCGGAGATGTAATACACATTGACGATCCGTTGTTTGCTGAATGTAATGGTGTGGTCCGCCATATTGATTACCGCAAAAAGAGAGCTAAAATTGAATTGCAACTGTTTAATGCCAATTGCTTTTGCTGGGTTGCGTGTGATGTAATCAACACCAACGGAAAAAAGTAGCTATTTGATAGTGTAAATTTATATGAAGGGAGATAACTATGGAACTATTAAGCAGCAAAAGGCGAGAACTTATCGACGCTCTAATAATTGAGTTACCTGTGTTGCGAGCAAGAATCGGTGCTTCTCAAGCTGACATTTCTGAGAGAATCGGTATCTCGAGGCAAACTTATAACGCAATTGAGAATGGGAAAAAGAGCATGAGTTGGACTGTTTTTTTAGCGCTCTATGCAGTATTTAGTAATGATGAACGAACACTACAGATGTTAAATTCAATCGATATTTTTAGAGAAAACTCTTCAAAAGAACACTGATTTCTTTTGGCTCAATAAATAGCTATTACGATTAATTGGAGGTAGATTATCGTGGGAACCAAGCTTCATCTTCAACTCGAAGATATTTATAGCGATCCTTATGGATTCACATATTCTGAAGTAGCAGAAACAATTGGAGAAGAACAAGCAGATAAACTCTATCATAATCTTTATTCAGGCCCAAATGGAAAAAAGCAAAGCACGATAAGGATTAAGGAAGTCTTTCGCGGTCCCGACACCCAAAAGTATGCATTTGAATTGTCTGACGGTTACTGTATAGAAACCGTCAGCATTAAACGAAAGACAGGCACAACCGTTTGTGTAAGCACCATGATTGGATGCCCTGTCGGATGCATTTTTTGTGCCTCTGGTAAAAACGGTTTTATTAGGAATCTTACCCCATCTGAAATAGTTCAGCAGGTTGTTTTGGTGAGCGGAAAAGTAAACCGGATTGTATTTATGGGAATGGGTGAACCGCTGTTTAATTACGACAATGTGATTAAAGCGATTCATATTCTTAGAGATCGGAAAGGTCTGAACTTTCCAACGGACGGGATTACCATCTCAACCTCTGGTCCTTTACCCCAAATGAAAAAAAATAGGGAAGAGCATTTGAAAATCCAGCTCACATTATCTTTGCATGCAACAAATCAACGTACAAGAAACTATATTATGCCCCATATGAAGGGCTATGATATCGAGGAGGTTGTCCAGTCAACGCTTTCGTATTCTGAGAGACACAATCGTACTGTTACCATAGCGTATTTATTAATTCCAGGCTTGAATGATCGCTTAAGCGATGTAAAACAGTTGGGAAGATGGTTTCGTGGCAAGAATGTTCTTATAAATCTTCTTCAATACAACGAAACTGATTGTAAGGTGGTCAGACGACCTAATAAGCAAGAATTAGTCGCTTTTCGTGATAAACTAAATGATGTTGGACTGACTGTGAAAATAAGAGAATCTCGCGGTGGGAGTATAAAAGCTGCGTGCGGACAACTCGTAAGCAAATTGAATCGCCGAACTGATTCTTCTAATGTTTCTAAAAAAACCAGTGGCTCGACGAAAAAAAATAGTTCATGCAGTTCAAGAGATAATTCCAGCAGAAATAAAACCAGCAAAATGCGTGAACGAAGAAAGGACTAACACCATTAAAGCATCTATTGCCTTTGATATTACCCGTGATTTATATGAGAGAGGCATGATATGAGTCTTTTTGAATTCTCTGACATTTCCAAAAGTGAAGAAACCATTCAGCGAACATGGGAGGATTTTCGTTCAGCTTTAGCCACAGGTGTTTTTTCATACAACGAGCTTGATGCTGCAAAAGCAAACACTACATTCTTAAAGGTTTTTGATGATCTATTTTCACACTGTCATCCTTTTTTTGATATATCAGCAGAAAGCATATTAGCCTGCCCCACGACTCTAATGAGAGCAGGAAGACTTCGTCCCGCTGATCCCGATCCAACGTATAGCAGATTTATACCAAACAAGGACTATATAACGAAGCACAACCGGTTTAGCCCTCCGGGAGTAGAATGGTTGTATTTGGCCATAGGCGATCCGTGCGTTGCTGAGACTTGTGCCTTAAAAGAATGTCGAGCTGAAGCAGGTGAACTGTTCGGTTTGTGTCAGTTCAAACTTAACGAGGATTATTCAGAAAAAAGGCTTGTTGACCTCACGATAGCAGAAGATGTTCTATATGAAGATCTAAACAGGCAACTTGAGAATTCAGCCGATGAAATTCGTAACCGTGAAGTAAAGAAGGCTGTAGACAGCATTATGCGTAAAGGATATGCCAAAACGCCAGATGTCAGCGATATTAAGGAGAAGTTTACACGGTGGGCAGCTTATACTTATGCAAGGCTGCTATCAAAACAGATTTTTGTTCCTGTGGAAACTGAAGACAAAGAACTCATGTATTCGCCTTTCCAGTGCATGGCCCAATACTTTTTATCTCTTGGATATGCGGGTATCATTTATTCGAGCACAGTATTCTCGGAAGGAAAAAATGTTGTTCTGTTCGATAAAGATGCTGCTACCCCTATGGGCAAGATAAAAAAGATCAATGTATAACAAAAACGCCTCCGAGCCGATGTGGTTCAGAGGCGTTTTTGCGTCTATGGGCTTATGCCTTGATCTCGGTGCCATCCTTGAAGGTCACCCGGATGTCGTTCTTGCTATGAACGGCGATGTAATCCACCATCGCCAGCCAGTCTGTTTCCCGGAACTCCGTCAGCGGCTCCCGGCTCCGCAGTTCCTTCAGATAGGATTCGATCTGGTGCTTTCGTGCCATGCGCTCGGCAATCAGGTCGGTGACCTCGGTGTGTCTGGCATTGGCTTTATCGAACCGAGACACCAGACCGTCGTATCGTTTCTGGTATTCAGCTTGATCGAGAGCAACGTGAGCGTTTTCTTTGATACAATCCTCGATGAGCTCGGCAGCGATGTTGATTTCAGCTTCCAGATCCGAAAGCTCACTCTCAAGTGCCGTGGTGTCGAGGCTTCTTGAAAGGACCTGATCGTATATGGCTATAAACTGTTCCTTCTGGTCGATCACCTGATTGGCGGCCCGGAGGAACAGTTCTTTTATTTCATCCTCGGTGAGCGTCGGAGTGGCGCATTTCTCTCCGTCGAATTTGTGGTTGCACTGCCAGATGACCTTGCGGTAGGCATCGTTGCTGTGCCAGACCTTCGGCCCGTACCAGCTGCCGCAGTCGCCGCACTTGACCTTGCTGGAAAAGATGCTTACCGAGCTCTTGCGGTTCCGGCCCTTTTTGCGGGTTGCCATCAAGGTCTGCACCATCTCGAAGGTCTCTGGATCGATAATGGCCTCATGATTATCCTTGACATAGTACTGCGGGATTTCGCCCTCATTGGCCTTTTTCTTCTTGGTCAGGAAGTCGACTGTGAAGGTCTTCTGTAACAGCGCATCGCCCTTGTACTTCTCGTTTGTGAGGATGCTTTTGATGTTGCTGGGGTTCCAGTGGTCCTTGCCGCCGGGTGAAGGAATGCCTTCTTCGGTCAGCGTCCGGGCAATCTGGAATGGCGACTGACCTTGCAGGAACATTCCATAGATGCGTTTGACCAGCTTGGCCTGTTCCGGGTTCACCACGAGGTTGTGGTCAGGCCCCATGTCGTAGCCCAGAAACCGATTGAACGGGACTGTGACCTTGCCGTCTGCAAAACGCTTCCGCTGGCCCCATGTGCAGTTCTCGGAAATGGATCTGGACTCTTCCTGTGCCAGCGAGGACATGATCGTGAGCAGCAGCTCGCCCTTGCCATCGAAGGTCCAGATGTTTTCTTTCTCAAAATAGCACTCCACGTTGTGTTCCTTCAGGGAGCGGATGGTGGTAAGGCTGTCAACCGTGTTTCTGGCAAAACGGCTGACCGACTTTGTGATGATCAGGTCGATCTTCCCGGCGAGGGCGTCGGCCACCATGCTTTTGAAGCCCTCACGCTTTTTGGTGTTCGTCCCGGTGATGCCCTCGTCGGTATAGACACCGGCGAACTCCCAATCGTCCCGTCCTTGGATGTAGTTAGTGTAGTAATCAACCTGCGCTTCATAGCTGGTCAGCTGTTCTTCGTTGTCTGTGCTGACACGAGCGTAGGCCGCCACACGTCGCTTCTTGGTGCTGTTGATCGGTGCCGCCGTGAAGCGTGACAGCGTCGCCGGTATGGTAGTTACGGATTTGGCCATTTCTTTTCGCTCCTTATTTTCTTGATTCTCTCACTCATTGCCTCCCTGCGCTCATCTGTCCAAGCGGCCTTCATGGATTCTCTGGCTTTTTCCCGACGTTCCTCGGTCCAAGGGGTGCCGTGCCGCTTATCCAAGAAGTCTCTGGATTCGGTGTGGCCGTCCCAGAAATGGAATGTAACCGTGTGGTCGAGGATCGTGGCATTTTCAATCTGGGCGTCCATCGCAGCCTCGTCGAACTCGCCAAGGCCGAGGACGTCGGCCACCAGCCGCTTCATGGTCTCGTCCCGGATTCCGGGGTTGTGGCACTGATCCTTCGGGCCGGTGCAGTACCAAGACCGTGTCGGAGTGCCGTCCTTGCGCTTTCCGGACTGGCAGCGATAATTGGCACCGCAGCAGCCGCACTTGATGAAGCCGGTGAACTCGTAGAAAAGGTGCTTGTTGGGATTGGTGTCCTTGCGCTTGTGCCGTTCTCCCCAGAGCTTTCTGCGCTCGTCTGTCCACCAGTCGGTCTTGGCGGTTGACTGCCATTTGGTTGTGACCTCGTGACCGTCGTAGAAGCGGAAAGACAAGGTGTCGTCTCCGATGACGATGACCTCCTTGACCTGCTGGCTGAAAGCGTCCTCGTCAAACTCAGCAAGGCCCAGCACCTCGGCAGTGGTGTTCTGGAGCATCTTCTCCGGTATGTTTTTTGAGGGGCAAGCCGACACACCTTTCTGGCTTTTCGTCTGGCAGGTCCAGATGTAGTAAACCTCACCGGCGGTGTTCCGCTTTCCGCTGTGGCGGTAGTGCTTGCCGCAGCAGCCGCAGGTAATCTTGGTGGAGAAAGCGGATAGCTTCAGCGACTTGTTTCCGAAGGGGCCAAGGTCCCGTCTGCGTTTGAACTCGTCTTGTACCGCTTGCCACTCATCCATCGGGATGATGGCTTCATGGGTATCCTCGACAAAGTACTGTGGGAGCTCGCCGTAATTCTTTCTGCGGTGTTTCGTGATGGGGTCATCGCAGTATTCCTTCTGGAAAAGCATGTTCCCGGTGTAGGTGATGTTTGTCAGGATGACCTTCACGTTGGAGTCTACCCACGGTTTTCCTTGCCGGGTATAAATGCCTCGGTCCATCAAGGCCCTGCCAATCTCAATTCGGGATGCGCCTTTCATGTACTCGGCATACATCCAGCGGATGATCTCTGCTTCCTCCGGTATGATGACCAGCTTGTCGTCCTGCCACTCATACCCGAAAATGCTGAACTTGCCGTTGGGAATGCCTTGCTTGAACCGCTTGATCGTACCCCATTTGACGTTTTCGGAAATGCTGCGGCTCTCTTCCTGAGCGAAGGAAGCAAGGATGGAAAGCATCAGTTCTCCGTCGCCGCTCAAGGAATTGATGTTTTCTTTCTCGAAGCGCACCTCAATGCCGAGGTCTTTCAGGTGCCGTACCGTGTTCAAAAGGTCCACGGTGTTTCTCGCAAAACGCTGGATCGACTTGGTGAGGATGATGTCGATGCTTCCGGCTTCACACTCAGCCAGCATGCGATTGAACTCTTCACGCTTTTTGGTGCCGGTGCCGGAGATCCCGTAATCCGCAAAAACGCCGGCATATTCCCATTCGGGGTTCTTCTGAATCAGTGCGCTGTAATAGCTCACCTGTGCAGAAAGCGAGTGCTGCATCCGCTCGGATTCCATCGACACTCTGGCGTAGGCAGCGACTCGCTTTCTTGTTTTCAGAACTGGCAGTTTTCGCTCGATTTTCTCTACTGTTTTCAATGAAATCCCTCCTTCCGGTAGTGTCTATATATCACTCTAAAAGGCCGGAATATCAAGCGTTTTCCGATAATAATGTACCCAAATATGGCCGGTATTTTTCGAGCAGAATTGTATCAATTTCAGCGTATTCCTCCTCGGTGATCAGGCCTTTTTCGAGCATGGATTTCGCCATTGAAATCGCTGCGTGGTAAAGCATGTCGTTGTGAAGCTCCTCCTTGCTCATCAGGCATCACCGCCTTTGAAGCGGGCTGCAATATAACAGCCGTGGGAGCAGTATTTGCGCTTGGCGTTTCCGTAGGCCGTGAACTCCTTCTTGCACTTTGGGCAGGTAAAGGTATAAACGGCCTTCTGCTTTACGGCTTCCGGGTGAGCGTTCCACCATGCCGTCCGGCATTCCGGGCAGCAGAACTTCTTCTGTTTCCGTCCGGGGTGCTGGATCAGGACCTTTCCGCAGTTCAGACAAAGCTGCGTGGGGACCTCTGCAAGGCTGTGTTTCTCTGCCTTTTCTCCGGCGAGGCAGTGGGAGCGGCAGTAGGCTTTGACGCTGTCCTTTGATAATCCGACACTGTTGGCAATTGCCGTATATCCGTAGCCCTGATGACGCAGGGCCGTTATCTTTTCTCTTTGCTCATTTGTCATGAGATTGTCCTCCAGTCCGAGAGGGGTTCCTCTCACTACCCACTGGAGGGAAATGGCCATCTTGAACGAAAAAAGAGCAAAAAAAATAACGCCCTCCACGGAATGATCCGCAGAGGGCGTGTGATGAGGTTCGGTCTACTTATTCGGGATCTTCAGCTTCATACCGCTGTAAATGACATTGCTTTTCAGTCCGTTCAGGCTGACGATTTCCTTATAGCGGCTGCCGTTGCCGAGATACTTCTTGGCGATTGCCCAGAGGGTATCTCCGTGCGTTACGGTATGAATGCGATAGTTCTCGGCGGGTTTCGTGCCAGCCACGGTAAGTGCCGAGGTTTTGACTGGCGACATGATGGCGTACCTGCCGGACTCGTCCTTGTTAATGACCGTGCGGTCGCCGCTGACCTCTACCACATACCAGCGGAGCTTCTTCACCCAGCCGGGAATGGCTTTGCCGTTATAGTAGGTGCTGCCCGTGATGGTCACGAGGTCACCGACCTTGATAGACCCGGTGGGCTTGGCGGGTTCGGCAGGCTTTACATCACCGCCGAGAGCTGCCGTGACCTTGGATGCCAAATCGCCCATGCGGGCATACATCCAGTTGCCGGGACAGCTTTTGTTCGCAAACCATCTGTGGACGGTCAGCACCATCTCGTCAGATTTCGGGGTGTAGTTGAGCGTCTTGGCCTTATCGCCCAGCCAGAGCAACTTGGTTTTGCCGTTGCGCCTGCAGATATCGGTGCAAAGCTCGATGAGTCTCTTGTACACCATATCCTTGAAAGCGTAAGGCTCGGTGTTGTCGCTGGCGCACTCAATGGTGACGGCTCTCTGGTCGTTGGCTGCGGAAGAGGAACACCAGGAGCGGTTTTTCTCTTCCACATACATCCCGACCCGACCGTCCACGCCGATGCCGTAGTTGCTGCTTGCCTGCCGTGAGGTCGGCAAAAAGATGTTGCCCAGCGTTTCCACACTGCACTGACCCACCACGCAGTGCGGTGTGATACGGTCAATGCTGTGGGTGCGCTGCCCGGAGTGGTTCGGGCTGAGTTTGGTGTAGGACACCAGGGGGCTGTTCGTGTAAGCCATGTTATTCGTCCTCCTTTTCAGCGCGGTCGTGTAGCTGCTCCAGCACGGATTTCAGCTTCTGCGGAATGGGCAGTCCCAGGTATGCGGCGTTTTCCAACAGGGATACGCCCTCATTCGACAGGTAGAAGAAAATGACGGCGGTACGCATCACCGAGCCGCTGCCGATGACGCGGGTGTCGAGAATATGCCCGATGCCAACCAGAGCGAAGATGAGCACCTTTTTGAAAATGCCCTTGAATCCGACTTCGCTGGACAGCTTCTTGTCTACCACGGCGCACATGATGCCGGTGATGTAGTCGATGACTACGAAAGCCAGAAGCGCATAAAGCAAGCCGTCACATCCTCCCAAGAACCATCCCAGCCATCCGCCGATTCCGGCGAACACCACCTGAATGGTCGTCCAGAATTCTTTCATGTTGTTTGTCCTCCTTTGAAAGTTGAATTTGTGTATGAAAAAAGGCACTCTGCCGAGCGCCTTGATTCCAAAAAAATATTCTTTATGTTACTGCGGTCAGCGACACCGTGTGCCACGAAGACCATGTGCCGCCATAGTTTCCTCGGATATACATCCTTGAGCCATCATAGACGGTGTACCGCTGCTGAATAAAGTAGCTCTCCGGCAGAAAGACCTCCAGCATACCGATTGTGGTGGTCGGAAAGTGCTTTTCCGTGGAAGCGGAATACGCAAAATAGTAGCCGGGAGTCTTTACATTGTTGAGGTCGGTGGTCGAGCCGTCCACTCTACCCATTTTGCCGTGGACATTGACGCCGTTCATGTGGATGCTGCCGTCCACATCCAGCGTGGCTTGCGGGTCCGGCGTGTTGATGCCGACTTTCTTTTTCCGAAGCGCAATGAGCGGCGTGCCCTGCGGAACAGTAAAATACAGATCCAGACTGCTCAAAGAATAGAGCTTGTCTTGGATCTGTAGATGGAAGTCGTAGGAACTGTTGGCATCCAGATTGCACAGCTCCAAATTGGAGTAGCTGAAAGAGGTTCCGCTTTTTGTCGTGCCGGAATAGATGCTGGTGTAGCTGCCGTAACTGCTCTCACTGGTTTTCTTGTACCGATACCGCACATAAACCACGCTGTTTTTCTGCGTCCCGTCTACGGTCACAGCAGAAATAGAGCCACTGAATTTGAGCTGCATTTCCGCTTCAATGTCGTTGGTTCGTCGGAGCGTCACCGAGGATATCTTCGGCTTGGTGTACGGAATGACCGTCACCGTCTGTGAAGTTTCGGCGGTGTAGCCGCGGGAGTCCGTGACTGTGAGCGTGACCGTTACGCTGCCGGACTTGGCGATCTTTCCGACTGTGATAGCAGACCCAGTTGAATTGGATGCGGATAAACCGTTGCAGGAAGCGGTATAGTTGGAAATGGACGCTCCGTTCTTCGCAGTCGCCGTTCCGGGGGTGACTTTGAGGGTCGAGTAGTCCTGTACGAACAGCTGATCGTTGCCTGTGAGGTTCTTTGTGGTCGTGTAGCTGTCGGCATAAGTGAATCCGCTTATGGTCGGAGCGGAATTGGTCGCCGTGGTCAGTACCGTGGCAGTCTTGCTTGAAGTACTGCCGATCTGCGTAGACCCGCTGTAGGACGAAACCGCAAAGGTACCTATAAAGGACTTGATGGACGCCATTGCATTCAGCAGTGTCGTCCTCTGCGCCGATGTCAGCGTGACTGTGCGGTTCGCAGTGCCCTTCGACCAGGAAAGCCCGGAGATAGTCAGGATGGTCGTGCTGCCGTTCTTGAGCACCAGCGTATTGATGTAGGAGGCTTCGTACACGGTCACATTGATGGTAATGGAAACCGTGGCATTGTCCGCCGTCACTGTGTTGACGCTGTTCACCACCGCACCGCCCAGCGTCTTGACCGTGGAACTGCCGGAAGTGCCGTAGACATGGTTGTATTGCCGCCTTGCTCTGACCTTCACAGTGTAACTGGTGTTCGGTGAGAGCGAGGACAGTGTTACGCTTGCACTGGTGGATGCCGCCGTTGAGAACTGCGTCCAACTCGAACCGCCGCTTGTGCTGTACTGCCAGATGTCCGCTGTTGAGGTGGAGTTTGCAGAGATTTTGAAGCCATTTGCGGTAATAGCCGAAACAGAAAAGGTAACGGTAGGGGCAGCACGGTCAATGGTGCTCAGTGTAACATTGTAGCTGCCGGAAGGGCCGGTGTACTGACCCCACGGGCTGTTAACGCCCCAGTGCCAGTAGATCGGAAGGGTCAGTGTACCGTTGCTGTTGTGGTACACCGTGACCTGCTTGTCCTCGATCAGCCATTTTGTGCCGCTGCCGCTTTGCCCGTTGGTGAAGGTGAAGCAGTTTGAGCCGGAGGTGGCTGTGCCGATATAGGAAGTGCCGTTGGTGCCGAAGTCCGACCATGCTATGGAGTATTTCGAATAGACATACATACCCAGAGCGATGGTCGAGCAGTTTGCAATCACATTCTGGGAGATAACCTTCACATAGATGTAGAGGTCGGTCGTCCAGCTGTTGGAGCCGTAATTCGTTTTTTCGGATTTCACCAGATAGGCGGTGCCGCCCGTCATTGCCATAGCTTTCCCTCCTTAATCCAGAATGACGATGTTCAACCCCTCGGATGCCGTCAGCATCGGGACAAACTTCGTTTTGCCCACGGTCAGCTCGCCGTCCACCGTGGTTTTCTTAGTCTGCGTTTCGTCCTTGTTCAGGGTGAAGATCACCTCATCGTTGTAATAACCGGCGAACTCCGTGTTTGTGATGACCGTCCGCTGAGACGATGCGCTGTTGGATACCTCGATGCCCCGCTTGTCGATCTTGACCTCCTGCGTGTAGATCTCGTTGGGTGCAGGCGTCCACTTCCGAGGGATCGCCCCTTCGGAGATCATGATGTCGGCAAGGTAGACGGATGCATCCCGACAGTAGCAGTAAATGCGCAGCGTGGGGTCAGTCACATCCGTGAGCGTTACGGAGTAATCCGTCCAGTCAAACGCCGTGGACTTATTGAACAGGTACTTGGTTTTGTTTCCGTTGTAGGTCACATAGAAATACCCGGACATGGTCGAGGTTTTCTTTGCCCGAACCGAGATCGTATAAGTGCCGGGAACCACCCCTCGGATGTACTGCGACAGTGAGGAGTATGCGCCCAGCACAAAGCAGGAGTCGGAAATGGTATTGTTCTGCGTATCTGTGGAGGCATCCGTTTTCACCGTACCGGAGTAGCTCCAATCATCCGTGATACCGTTCAGCCCGGAAGAATTCTGCACATAGTTGATGCCGCCGATGTACTGCTCCTGCATGGTGACGGACAGTCCATCCACGGTGTGTTCCAGCTCCGAAACACGACTTTCGGAGTTCAGTATCCGTTCCTCCAGGACGCTTTGGTCGTTGGAGACCGTTTCTACCGTTTCGGTGAGGGTCGCCACATAGCTGTTCAGCCCGTCGATGGTCTGCTGGAACTGTGCGTCCTTCTCGGTCAGAATGGAAATGGTGGTGCGGATCGTTTCAATGTCGTTCTGCACCACCCATACATTTCCGTCCCATATCTTCGTTTCCGGCGGGGTCACGGAAGTATCCACCCAGAGCTGCCCCTCATAGGGGTTCTCCGGCGGCGTGTCCGAGGTGACCACATCGCAGAGACTGATAATCGTGAACTGTGCCGATGCGATCATCTCACCACCTCCTTAAAGTGCCACAACGACCATAAAGGTTGCCTTGGTATCCACATCGGCGCTGGACACCGACAGGGTCTTGCCGGTCTTGCTGCCGTTGGTTCCCCAAGAGGTATCGACTACACCGTCCTTGTTGTACTTTGTCCAGGTGTAACTGCCGTTTCCGGCTGCGTCCACCTCGGAGCCTGCCTGATAGCAGACGGCGGTCAGCACAGTCGTGCCCTGGCCGTTCTTGAACACATCGCCGCCCGTGGAGGTGACGATGATCTGCAACGGGTCGGAGTTGTCGATGAAGGTCGCCACATCGAAAAACTTCGTGTTATAAGAAGCGGATGCGGAATCCGTGTCCTGGGCACAGCACTTGAACACAGCGTAGCTGTCCACCGCTGCGGCGTAGACCGTGAGGGTATTGGTGGCCGTGCCGGTGTATTTGTCGGCGGTATCCGAGAGCTTGCGCCAGCCGATGCCGAAGTCTGCATCATAGCCGGTGGAAGAAGTAGCGGTGACGGAAGTGTCCATGACCGCCCACTTGTAGCTGACCTTGGTGGCGTCCACCGTAGAGCCACGCCACAGCTCGGCCTTGGCGGTCAGACTGGCGACCTCTTCATTCTTGAACACATTTCCGTTGGGCGTGGTGACCAGCAGGTCAACGATGCCGGAGCCATTGACCACACGGGAGAAGGAAATGGTCAGCGGATGGGTCAGCGACAGACCGGTGCTTTCGTCCTTGTAGGTGATGATGCAGCGGTAGTCGATGCCGGGCAGCTCTGCCATGACATTGGCCTTGACCGTGAGGATGTGACTCTTGACACCACTGAGGGCGTAGTTCGTGCCTGCGGTGATGGCGGTGTTGCTGTCACCCACATACCACTTGACCGAGGTGACATTGGCTGTGGCGATTTGGTCGGCGGTGGTGCCGATGACATACAGACTGGGTGTCAGAACGAGGTTCTTCGTTTTCCAGTCGGGGGTGTAACTGCCGTTGTCGGGGTTATACATCTGAGTCTTGGCGAGGTTCGAGCCGATGTACCCCGTCAGTGTCAGTGCGTCATTGTAGTCGATGATGGTAAACTGACCTTGTGCTTTGCTCATGTGAGAAGCCTCCTTTAAAGTTGTTGTATCAGGAACGGGCACTGTGCCGGTTTCTGTTGTGGGTTCTGCGGTTGCCATAGTGAATTCCTCCGTTATAACAGGCTCTGCCTGGTCGTGGTGTCAATGAGGTCACAATAAAAAGTGGCGCGGACTTTGACATCCGCACCGGTGATAACAACGGACTTTGCGCCGCCGAAATGCTGCTCGTTCCAGACTTTGTCCGCTTCCGTATCCTCAGACACCCTTGTCCAAATAAACTGGTTGGCATCCAGCGTGTCGGTGATGTCTTCATCCCAGGAGTACACCTTGGCGGAAAGCAGCGTTTTTACATTGCCGTTCTTGAAGATGTTCCCGTTGGACGAGATGATAACCAGCCGGAGCATTTTCTGCTCCTCAATGGTGGTAATGCGGTCGCTGACCTCGGTGACCTCCTTGCTGGTGGCGTAGGCACGAAGCACAACCTCGCCGCTCTCCAAGTCCCACCAGGACGAGCCGTCCTGCGACTGAATGACACCTGCCTTGATGATGTTTGCTACCAGAGAGCCGGAAGTGATGAAGTCTGCAACGATCTGACCGTCCGCCGTGATGGCGGTTTCGTAGGGGCCGTTGTAGCCGTTACGGGAAAATCCCAAGCCGCCCACATTCCACCGCCAGACATTCACAGCTTCGTCAATGGAGGGAGCGTCCAGAATGAGCAGCTCATAGGGCTGTCCGTTTTCCTCGCTGGTGTGGATGACCACATAGCCGCCGCTCTGACCGGTGATAAGCCCGGTGGCCTTGCCGATGGCGGTTTGGAGCAGCTTTGGAAAGCGTCCCACCGTGGATTCCACCTTATCAACCGTTGATTGCACCTCGGAAATGGTGGTGATCATACTGGACTTGCTCTGACCGAGGGAAATGCTCTTGTACCGCTCAGCAAGGGTGTCGTACACGGTTTCAATGACCATAGCCGACACGCTGACACCCAGAAGCGAGTGCCGGATGGTGACGGTATCGCAGAGATTGACCCGCTCCAGGAGTGCCGAATACTCCGGCTGTTTCCAAAGCGGCTCGAAAGAGACCGTTACTGTCGGAATAGTTGTGCCGAGCGGATTGGCCTTGATGTAGCTGTTGGCCTTTGCCCGGAGCGCTTCCTCCGTGATAGCCGCATCTCCAAATTGGTCAGAGAAATCCATGATGAGCGTTTTCGCCCGGATGATCTCCGATGTCACAATAGGGAGCGTTACCTCCGGCAGCGTGACCACCGTTTCGGTGTCCGAGCCTTCCGGGGTGTACACGGCATACGGGAGCAGTGCAGTATATACGCCGCTGTTGTCCTCGTCCTGCTCCAATGCGGTGAGGTTCTTGCCGTATTCAATGACCACTCCGGTCTTCAGCCCACGGTGCGAATGGAACTTCACCGTGAAGTTGTCCCATTCAAACTCGCCGTGCCATTTGGAGAGCATGGAGCCTTCCGTGCCGCCAAGGCAGGCTCGGACACTTTTCGGTTGGGTGACGGAAAATGCCTTTGCATCCGAGTAGTCCGTCCAGCCCGTGAAGCGTGTATCTCCGGCAAGAAGCTGCGAGAGGATAAGCTGCGGAGAGCGGCTCTCCGTGGAAAACGGCAGCACCGGCACATTGGCAAGGTCATAGGAAATGTGCTGCCCGTAGATGGTGACGATGCCGTTGAGCGGCTTCGTGATACGGTAGATGCGGAATACCTGATCTGCGGCGGTGTCGTTGGGCTTTGCCTTGATGATGCATTCCTTGGTGATAAGCCCATAGTGCTGACCGCTGACCGGATATTTCAGCAGACACTCAAATACACCGTTTCGCTCCTCGGTGACTTCGCAGGAGATGGTGTCTGTCAGCACACCAAGACCGAATGAGGAAAAGTCCGCAGCGTTGGGCAAATAAAGCACCGGGATCATGAAAACCACCTCCTTCGGGGCATAAAAATACCACCGAGGATTTCTCCACGGTGGTGTAATAAAAGTGATTCGTTTGTTGTTCGACAAACCGGAATTGCTCCAAGTTTTCTCGGCTGCACCTTCTTGCTCTTCGGACGAGGAGTCTCCCTCGTTCAAAGAGCTCGGTCAAATTTCTGTTTAACGATTTCTTTTTCCGGTATTTTCTGTCCCACGGATTTCCTCATGATAGAAATAATCCACGATTACCGGATGTCCCTGCGGGACTCTGCCATAAGGCATTTCATTATCCACAAAGGGACAATCATACTTCTTAGCCATTTCCTCAGCTTTTACTTCAAGCGCTTCAAAGTAGCTGCGGTTATGCTTGTTATAGATCTCATCGTAAAGCGGTACAAGGTCAGGATATTTTCCGGCGATATAATCCAGGATCGTCTTTTTGAAGCCGCCCCGGAGATTGAGGTTTTCGAGCCAGAACAGATCACACTGATCCTTTACCCGCTCAAAGATCGCTTCAAAATCCGTGATGCCGGGGAATACCGGAGATACGAAACAGACTGTACGGATCCCTGCGTCATATACCTGCTTCATAGCAGCGATACGCCGTTCAATGCTCGAAGCAGAGTCCATATCGTTCTTGAAATTTTCATCCAGTGTGTTGATCGACCATGAAACGGTCACTCGTCCAAGCTTTTTCAGCAGATCAATATCCCGCACCACAAGATCAGACTTTGTGCAGATCAAAATATCTGCGTCACTGCCGATCAGCTGCTC